ATATTTCATGTTTATCTATGGTTTGTCCTTCTGCTAATGGATATTTTTCTCCCCAAATGTCGTATTTATTAGCCCATATTCCTATCGCCATTGGATAATCGGGTTCTCTCTTTTTTCTCCCAGTAGGCCAAAAATCTGAACATATCGTATCAACTAAAAATTTCCATGCTACTTGATGGTCTAAATTTGAATTGTTATCTAAATGTCTATGGTCTATCATAAAAATAATATATCTTACTTTACGCTTTTGCATATCTTTTACCCATTCTTTCCAGTAAATCGCTTCTCCTCCAATATCAGCACTTTTAATTGTATGTGAATCTCCATCTATTTTAACATTTTTTCTTGAGGCTCTATGTAATCCAACTGTTCTTTCTTGTATTGTCGGCACTTCTCCCCTTGTTCTTAATTGATGACTTAATGTAGTTTTTCCTACCATTGTTGCCCCATAAACACCAAAGTTAATCGCATGGACTTTTTTCCAAAAACCAATTACTGCCTCACCAACTAATATGGCGAATCCTGTCATTAATGACATTTAATGCCCCCATAAACCACTCACCGCACTAATAATCCAACCCATGATGTTTATATCAAAAACACCCATTATATTACCAATAAGAAAAGCAGATAATCCTACACAAGAACCCCAAAACCATGCTCTCATTTTCAAAAAGAAAATATCAGCAGAATGCGCCCTTGTTTGATTATAAGCGTAATCCGAGTCGGAAAAACCCATCAAATCGCCAAAAACCATTTAACCAACTCCTATTATTGGAGTGTGGCTAAAAACTCACTACCAACGGCATTAGAATCTTCTTCCTGCAATTGGGGTTGATAGAAAGGTGTTGAACCACCAAACTGTCTTGCGCTTTCTCGCATTTTTTGTCTTTGTTGTTCATCTCTTGCTTTTCTTTCCCAATAAGCAGCAATTTTTCTATCCAGTAGCCACATCTCTATTTTGTCATTAAGTGCTAAATCAAATAATGCTTTCATTACCATTATTGCACCTATTGTTCCTAATCCGAATAAGACTGAATGCGCTATTGGGCCATAAGGAAAACCAGTTCCGAATTGAGCATAAGCAAAGACATTTGCTCCACTTAATGCACCAACAAAAAGAATAGTCATAACTAATCGTGTATCTGTATTTAAAGCCGCCATAATATCACCTCAAGCGAAGTTAATGAAGGTTGAAGCATCACCATTACCGCCAGTCTTTATTTCTTCATAATAAATACCTTTAGACATAATAATTCCATGCAAATCCATTTCAAATGATTGATTTGCAGGAACAGCAACCCTACAAACTTCTTTATCAGTGTTTGAAGTACCGTCAAAAACCTTCACTAAGACTTTACTTCCATCATCAGCAACAACATGAATAGAAACTAATTTACATTGTCCGGTAAATACTTGGGTATTTTCTGTTAATAATCCACTACTTCTGCAACTCGGCATACTTCATCTCTCCGCCAAATAACGATTGAGGGCGCACCCTATTAATCGTATCGGTTCATTCTTTCACTAAAGAAGATTTACTCGTTTTAGGAGCAGTTTTCTTCTTTGTTGTTGTTTTCTTAGGTAAGAGTAAATCAACTAATTCTTTATTAGTAGTGATTGTTTTTCCTAACTCCAAAGAAACAGAAGGAAATAATTCAGCATCTACTGATTCTAAATCTTTCCTATCTGCCTCTTCAAAGGTAAACATTAGGTTTTTATCACTACAACGGAAAAGAGCCTGTAAAGCAGGTATTTGTGTTTGAATCCCTCTTTCAACACGGTAGCCTCTAACATTTAAAGGTTCAAACCCGCCTGTATCAGATAATGTGACTAAAGCCATTTTATCGCCTCAAAGTGAGCCAAAAATTCTTAATCGCAAAGCACAACCAACATCTGCATCATCAGCAGCAGCAGTAGCGTTTGTTCCGTCTAAATTGGTTACTACTACTTTAAATGAAGTTGCTGATTCATAATTACCTGCTACATCAGGATTTGCTCCACCTGCGCCAATAAGAACATTTGCGGTGAAAGTCCTTCCTTCATATCCTGTAATCAATACTGCATGAATAGTTTTTAATCCTACTCTACTAGCGTCAATTTCCGCACCTGCGGCAATATGCTTTGTAATGTCTAAAGCGACATCAACCATGTATTCATCGCCAATTGCCTTTGGTTTTGAAAACCCTTTATGGTCGGGTAATGCCCTAATTGTATATTCTAATCCCAATTAAAACACCTCAAAGCAAGTTTGTGATTTTACCTTGACCTTTAAAGTATGAACAGCCAACTTCCGCAATTGTTCTATAAAGAGCCTTGTTTCCAAGATGGCCGACACCGAATGGGTTTCCGTTTGAAATACCATCTTCAAAGTATTGAGTTGGTTTCATAACAGATAGCCACAAATGGTCTGTATCAAGGAAAAGCATATCACTAATACAAGAAGTATCAGCACCAGTTGAAGGCATAGCCGCAACAGGAATCATAGGTATATCATAGTAAGTTGAAACTCTAAATCCTACTTCTTGACCCTTTACACCACGAACACCGTTTACAGTCGGAACAATTTCTTTTCTATCCATAAATCTTTCTTGTGCTTGCAATAAGTCAGAAATAGTTTGAAGTGTATCATATCCAGTTAGAATAACCTTTGGTGAACCACCTGCAACTCTCAAGTCTCTAAGAGTCTTATTAAGAACAGTTAGTGTTAATTGACGAGAATTTGCACTTCCATATCCAACTCCGCCAAAATCAACCTGTGCATCAAGGAATGAAGAAGCACTACGAGCCTTACCGTAAATAGTTTCAATAGCAGCAACACCTGAGTTTGATGCAGTTAAAACAGTTCCAGCAGCCATAGCGTCTAATTCGCTCTTAGAAGAAACAACCTTCATCAAAGAAGTATAGTTTCTTTGAATGTTTCCAATTTGGTTTGTAGCCGATAAATTGTAGTTTTCAAGAGGCATAACAAGCATAGCGTTTTGAGTTTCAGCATGGTGTTTACCCATATCTTCTCTCATTTGCGCTCTAATATCGCCAATTCCATCGTCAATTTGCGCCATTTCCATAGCCAATTCGCTAAACTCAAATTGATGAGCAACAATCTTTGGACTTGTGAACAATTGCTCGTATTTTGGAGCAATAGACGCTAAACCGTCAGCAGGAGTTGAAAGAGCCGCATTTTCAGGAACACCACCAATTAAATCTGGTCGCATTGTTCCCGCTACTTGGCTGTTTTCTGTACCACTACCAATAGAATCAGCATCAGTAGCACGATTTACACCTGTTAAATCAAGGAAATTACCGCTACCACCCGCAGGTCGCTCACTTAATACTCTCCAACCGCTTGAAGTGTATGGCCTCTTTGAAATAACGGAAAGTGCATTACATTCCCTGTTTAGCATAGACCACACTTTTTGTCCATATACTTGATTATACAAAGCACCAAGTGAACTTGCTGCTCCTGCTGAATTAGTAGTTGATACGCCTAAAGCAGCGTCATGGCCTGTATGCAATCCAGCAATAGAACCTGCTTGCTTAAGCAATTGGTTGTTAATACCAGTATGGCCTGTTAATCCGTATGTTTGTGCTTCTAAATCTCCAATTGTGTTAATATATCCTGTCATAATAAATCACCTCAGTTAAATCCTCCAACCATCTTATGAATATCTGACCAATCTAATTCAGCCATTTGTTCCATTGTTGGGAGTTTAATATTTGCTTCTTCTTGTGCTTTTAGGATTGTTTCCTTTTCAGCCGTCAAAGACTTTCTTAAAGCAGTAAATTCTTCTTTAAGTGAAACAATTTCGCTTTGTGCGTCATATTGTGATTTTGCAAGAACATTCTCACGGTTTGACCTTTCATGAGCAAATCGGTTTTCAAATTGCTTTTGAAGGTTATCGTAAGCCAACTTTTCAAGTTGTTCTTGGCGGAAAGCCTCGTAAGCCTTCTCAATATTAGCAACGCTCAAATCAAGTGTTTCTAATTCTTTGTTGTTAAATGCCTTAACTACTGGCAAATCAGAAGCCTTTGGGTTTCCATTGTCAATAACAATTCTATCCGCAGGTTCACCGATTTCAACACCAGCACCGTCAAGAGTTGAAAGAAGGGCTTTTGATTCCATGTCCTTATATCCGCCTTTTTCTTCTTCGGGCATCATATCTTCTTCTTCGTCCATGTATTCGCCACCCATTTTCTCTTCTTCGGGCATTTGCTTTTCATCTGTCATTTCATCTTCTTTTCGGAGAGTATTAACTTCAGCCATTAATGCGTCTAACTCTTCCAATGCTTTCTCAATTTTACTCATAGTTTTCACCTTATTTTTTGTTTTGTCTTGTTTTAGAATATCAAACTTTGCTTCAGGGTTAATTCCTTTTTCACAGATAGTTACCTCATGTAGTTCAAGTTTGCTTATTTCATTAAATTCGCCTAATTCTGGGTGGTTTTTCTTTACTTTCTGTAATGCTTGCCCTCCAATGCTAAACGACCTTAATGAACCTTTTCTGATGCCTCTATTTATTTCTTTGGCTTTTTCAATATCATCTCTTAATTTAATTACAACAAAGAATCCAACATCATCAACTTCTGTTTTCCATAATCTCCCTGTTTTATCTCTATATGATTTTACTACTTCCCCAACTTGAACATTTGAATGATTAGTCATTACATTTCTAAACTTAGGGTTCTCCATATATTTGTTTACTGCTTCATTAAGAGCCTTGAGTGTGATTAAATCATTTTGTTTATCAACGATTTCAATGCTTGCATATCCTCCAATCATCAAGTTATCGCTTTTAAGAATCCTGAAATCATGAGTATTGTTTGACATTACCGCAGATGACATTTCCTCTCAACCCTTCTTATTACTTACTGGTATATAAAGAACAACTAATCTTCGGTAGGAATGGACAATTTATTATACCTATCTTCGTATATATTCCATTTTCCTTTATCGTTTTCAGTATCGGCAGGTTCTTGTTTATACCCCGTCCATGCTAACCACATAGGTTTATTATCAATAGGAATTACTCTAATATGCATTTTAGTTTCAAACTTATTTCCTTTTAAGAAATATTCGTGATAACCGTCTTTTTGCACACCAAGTTCAATATCTCCGGAATCAATTACTTTTCCTCTTTCAACATTCTTTGAAACTTCTGCTGGATATTTACCAGCCGCACCAAATAAATCAAATAACTCTTCTTCATTTTCTATATCAATAGTCCAATTAAGATTCTCTTTGTTTATACTAATGGCTAAATGAACTCTATTATCTTCTCGGTTATATATTTTGAATTTACCATTCCTGTATTCTTTTGGAGTTTTATACTCTTTTTTAATTTCTTCACCATCAGCCAATTTAATTGTAGGGTCAGCGTGTAATTTATCATCAATCATTTTAATGTGTTCTCTTTCTTGCGCCCACTTACCTAACTTTCTTTGCTTAGATTCTAATACTGTTTCATATAATTCAGTAAAATCTCTTTTTAGATAATCATGCACATCTTTAGGAGTTTTATCACCTTTTTCTTGTAAATAATTAAAAATAGCAACAGTTAATTCTCCTTGCTTTGTTTTCATTATTTCTTCTGCTTGAGCCTTCCACATATCTAAATCTGCTAAAGCATTTTTAGACATTAAATTATTCTCTTCAAAACCATATACTACAAAACCATTTGTATCATATTTAATTATAGCAGTAGTTTCTCCATGAATATTATCAGTAATTTTTACTCCTTTTTTAAATGCTTCAACATTATAATTTAAAGATTTTTTAGTATCTTTTGACAATAACTCTAAAGTAACTAATTTATCAGGATATTCTACTTCAGGTATTTCAATTACTTTAGCGGAGAATAAACTAAATCCATCTCCTTTCTTCTTTACTTCATCAACCTTTACTCTAATTATATCGCCAATATCTACTGCGACCTTTGTATTCAATGCTTTTCCTACATCAAGATATTTTCTTCCGTCAATTTCTTTACCGTTCATATCTTCAGGAATTGGCCCAACACCAACATTATAAGAATAAAGATTACTTTTAGTCTTTTTCTTGTCTAAAACAATAACATCTAAATCAACAAACTTTTTTAATTTAATCCACTTAGGATTCTTTTTAGTTCCAACATAATATGTTGAGGTAGCATCTTTAATTACAACTCCTTCAGATGTAGGCATTTCCATAATTTGTTTTGCATATTCTTCTAAATCTTTTAAACTATCAGCCTGTCTTGTATCTTTCTTTGAAGGGAAATTTAAATATTCAGATGATTTAGCAGCGTAATTATTGAATAGAATAGTCATTCTATTTTCTAATTCTTCATCAAGTAATGTCTGTGCTTCATGTCGCATAATATCAAATACATGACACTTTAATTTAGCATCTTTATATTTACCTTTAAAAACATGAGCAATAGTATCTGCACGATGTAGTGGTTCTTCTTCATCAAAAAGAACTAATTCAGCATCAAACATACAATCTCCATATTCTTTCTTTTTTAATTCCTTAACTATATCTTCACACTTATCAGTAATGTCTTTTTCATTAAAAGAATAAACTTTAACTCTATTATCAAGTTTATGCAATTGAACTCTCATACCATCATACTTTTCTTGAATATACCAATTTCCGCTAAATCCCTTTAATTCATTAATATCATTAATTTCAAATATGCGATACATTGGTTTATTAGGAATAATAAAATCACTAACGGACTTTTCTTCGGACTTTTCTTCTTCGGACTTTTGCATATCAATATCCTTAAGTTCTCCCCATTCTTCTTCTTCATGCTGAGAAAAGAAAATAAGTTCTAACATATCAAGAGCAGCCTTTACTTTCTTTTCAACCTTTTTTGAGTCTTTTCCATCACCGTAATGCTCAATAATATAGAGGGGTATATCGTCCACTTCTATGTCAAGCCCCATAAGACCCTCCGTAATTGTGTCGGGTTGCATACCTTTAATGGCTAAAACTTCATCGGAAAGTGCTTTATTATCTTCCCTCATAGCATAATGGACAAATTTAACCATACTTTCAGGATTATCTAATAATTCTTCAAGAACATTCCCTTTGAACATTTCAGCAAAAGGGTCAGCAATAATCTTTGAGTTATACCTAACGAGTTTAATTTTTTCGTATAGGTTCTGTGCTTTAGAAGATTCAGGGTCTTTAACATCATTATCAGTTATTTCTTCTTCCCTAATAAAATTCTTTAACTCTTTACCTGCGGCATCTAATTCTTCATAGGATTCTTCTATCATATCAACGGCTTTACGCCAACGACCCGAATACTCATCGGGGTCTTGAACGGCTGATAAATAAGCAACTCTTGTTTTTTCAAAAAGCCGCATCAACTCAATAGAAGGTTGCCTATCCTTTTCAATAGAACCGAGTTTCAATAATACCACCCCGATTAGCGGTATTCATTTGGATTTCTGGATAATATAGGAACAGGTGTGTCTTTCTTTGGTTGTTCACCTAACATTTGTTGCATATCAGTTAATCTTCTTAGCATAATACTAAATTGTTGTTCAAAGTCTTTTTGATTCATACCTTCGTTAAGCATTTGAACAAGGTCGTCTAATTCTTTTTCTGTCGCTTCAAGATTTTCAATAGCCTCTTGTTTTCTTTCTTCATTAAAAACTGGATTATCGTCATAATCTTCTTCAAGAATAGCCTTCATTAAAACAATTGCTTTCTTAAAATTACTCATTTGTCCCCCAAGACCGTAGCCATCTCCTTTACGGTTTTTAGGCACTAAATCTTTAGCGTTCTCGGCTTTAGGTCTTTTTAATTTATAGACTTCAGAAACATCATCTTTCGGACTCCTATTATTATCCATCAAAGAAGAATAAAGTATTTCCTTTGCTTCTCTTGCTTTTTCAATAACCATGCTAATTAATCTTTCTTCTTTTGTTACTCTTTCAGGCATAATAATCACTCCAAACTTGAAACCATTTTATGAATATCTTTCGAATCCAT